AGACACACTGATGAATACGACAGACAAAAGTAGAATCGGAGACGTAGCAGAGTTTTACGCAGTTACTTGGCTATGGGACAACGGCTATGAGGTGTTCCTTAATCCCGGATCAACAGGGTTTATAGATATGATAGCTTACAAAGATGGCGAGTGTGTTTTAATAGACGTAAAAACGCTGAACAAAAGACACAAGAACGGACACATTATTGGTGGGAGAACTCCTAAGCAGAAAGAACATAACGTTAGGTTCCTAGGTTTTCACCCTAAGACACGAAAACTACGTTGGATAGAACACAAGGATACGGCATGAACAAACTTTACTCACTGGTAGATGATATCTACAAGGTAGTCTCTGACAAAACTCCTGCTGACGGTGTTGACCTCTACGATGAGATAGACCGCTTTGGTGAAAACTGTAAGCGTCTGATGACTAACCTGTTCACAGAGAAACGCGACGGACGTAAGCTGCGTATGTCAAACATCGGGCGTGACGACAGGTATCTCTGGAACGTAGTGAACAATCCTGACGTACAGGAGGAGATGACTCCTAACACTTACGTCAAGTTTATGTACGGGCATCTGATCGAAGAGATGCTGTTGTTTCTCACTAGACTCTCAGGACACGAGGTGACTGATGAACAAAAACAATGTGAGGTTGCGGGTATTACGGGGTCTATGGACTGCAAAATTGATGGTGTTGTCACTGATATTAAGAGCGTGTCCTCTTTTGGGTTTAAGAAATTCAAGGACGGAAGTTTGGCTTATGATGATCCGTTTGGATACGTTGCTCAGATTAAAGGATATGCACATTCCGAAGGTGAAACATCGTTTGGTTGGTTAGCTATGGACAAACAGAACGGACACCTGACGTACCTCTTGTACGACTCTGAGGACACACAGGCTCCCGTTCACGATAAGATTTCTTACGACATAGAGGAGCACATTGAACGCGTAAAAAAGCTAGTGGAGCAACCAGACGCACCAGAGCATTGCCACGAGGCAGTACCAGATGGCAAAAGTGGAAACATGAAGCTCGCCGTCGGTTGTTCCTACTGTCCCTACAAGCATACCTGCTGGCCCGGAGTAAGAACGTTCCTGTACTCAAGTGGGCCAAGATATTTAACAGAGGTAGTCAATGAGCCGAAGGTCACGGAAATCTAAACTAGGTAACTTTAGGTCGGAGTTTGAGAGAGATGTCGCAACGCAGTTACAACCATTTGGCTTTAGCTACGAGCCGTTCCAAGTGGACTACATCATCGAACGGAAGTACACACCAGACTTCGTGTACGAGAAAAACGGACGGACGTACCTCATTGAGTGCAAAGGATACTTTCGTGCAGGAGACACGCAGAAGTATAGAGCGGTCGCTAGGTCGATACCGTGGACGTACGAACTCATATTTGTCCTGATGAAGCCTAATCAGAAAGTGAGTAAAAGTACCAAACTTACTATGGCAGAGTGGTGTGACAAACACAATATTTTATGGTACAATATAGATACACTTAAGGAGTTAGTCGATTATGTCTCTGACACTAGAAGAAATTAAGGATCGTTTGTTGCGGTTGTACGACCCTGACGATCTTCTGGAAGCACTGCAGATATCCTCTGAAGAATTACTAGACAGATTTGAAGACAAGCTCCTGAAAAGGTTAGACGAGTTTCAAGAAGAGCTAGAGGAGGAAGAGTACTATGAAGAGCAGTGGTGAGAACGAGTGGACAGACTACAAATCCATAGACGATGTACCGCCACAGGAGTGGGACAAGGTGAACAAGAGTAAGACTTTTACAGGTAAACTGTTTCACCCTAGTGACAAACATAATCCTGTGACCCAGCCTGACCACTACAACAAGGGAGCAATAGAGGCCATCGAAGCTATTAAGGCGTCCATGCACCCACAGGAGTACAAAGGATACCTCAAGGGTAACTGCCTGAAGTACCTCTGGAGATACGAGTACAAGAACGGGATAGAGGATCTCAGGAAGGCCAAGGTGTACCTAGAGTGGCTCATCAAGGAGGTAGCCTTGTGAGCGCTATCTTTGACCTAGAGCAGCAGATGTTAGATTTCGCAAACGTCACTAAGGACATCGACCTAGTAACTAGATACTTCCTAGACTCCGCAGAGTGGAGTGACCACATTAGCCCTACAGCATCTGACGCAATGATTAACAAGTACTTTGCCATCAAGGAACTGTACGAAATCAAGTTTGATTCAATGTGGGAAACCTTTGACCAAGTGTGCAAGGAGTACCACAAGAGAGGTAAACATGAAAGTAATTGACGGCAAGTTTGGAACAAAGACAGAAGAAAAGGAGATAACCACGGCTGAGTTTCTGGCTGCGTTTGCTGCAAAGGCTACGCTACAGGAGGACGAGGGCAAGAAACCAAAGGTAGTCGTGGTCATGTACGAGGACGGTGAGATGTTTGAAGTAGCGTCCAACGAGCAGTACCCTGACGGAGTGTATATGCTCCTACAGTTAGCGGCACAGGCAATCATTAATGAAACACTAGGAGTAACAGAATAGATGGACGCATACCAACAGTACATACACAAGTCACGGTACGCTAGGTACTTGCCTGAGGAGAAGCGTAGGGAGACTTGGGAAGAGACAGTAAACCGATACATCAACTTCTGGGTTGACCGTGATCACCTCAACGACTTTGACGTATCAGAGATATTCGATGCTGTGCACAAGCTGGACGTAATGCCCAGCATGAGGGCACTGATGACTGCTGGTGAGGCGCTGGAGCGTGACAATGTAGCAGGGTTTAACTGTAGCTATTTGCCTATAGATCACCCTAAGGCTTTTGACGAACTCATGTACGTCCTTCTGTGCGGCACAGGCGTAGGCTTCAGTGTTGAGCGTCAGTACATACAAAAGTTACCAGAAGTAGCGGAGGAGTTCCATGAAACAGATACAGTTATCAATGTTGCAGATTCGAAGATCGGATGGGCGAAATCGTTTAGGGAGTTGGTATCACTGTTGTACACAGGTCAGGTTCCCAGATGGGACGTTAGCAGAGTACGACCTGCGGGTGCCCCGCTCAAAACTTTCGGAGGTCGTGCAAGTGGCCCTGAACCTCTCATCGACTTGTTCAGATTCACGGTGGACTTGTTTCGGGAAGCTGCTGGACGAAAACTTAGCTCCATTGAATGTCACGATCTTTGCTGCAAGATTGCTCAAATCGTTGTCGTTGGGGGAGTCAGACGATCAGCACTCATCAGCCTCAGTAACCTCACCGATGATAGACTCCGACGATGCAAACACGGACAGTGGTGGGTAGAAGAACCCCAGCGTGGTCTGGCGAATAACTCAGCGTGTTACACAGAGAAGCCAGACTTTGAAGCCTTCCTCAACGAGTGGAGTAGCCTATATGAATCACGATCTGGCGAACGAGGTGTCTTTAGTAGAGTCGCAAGTCAAAAGCAAGCTGCAAGAAATGAACGAAGAGATGCTACCTATGATTTCGGAACTAATCCGTGTAGCGAAATCATCCTCAGACCCTACCAATTCTGTAATCTTTCAGAGGTTGTTGTTAGGCCACAGGATACACTCGCAAGTCTCAAACGAAAAGTTCGGGTTGCGACTATCCTTGGGACTCTTCAGGCTACCCTCACAAACTTCAGATACCTCAGAAATATTTGGAGAGTAAACACGGAAGAAGAGGCACTGCTGGGCGTATCCTTGACAGGCATCATGGATCACCCGTTGCTGTCTGGGAGAGGAGACAATGCTAAACTTAAGAAGTGGCTTACGGAGATGCGTCAGGAAGCTATCGACACTAACAAGCTCTGGGCTGAGAAGCTGGGAATCAACGCTTCTACCGCTATTACTGCGGTCAAGCCTAGCGGTACTGTTAGTCAGTTGGTCGATAGCGCTAGTGGTATCCATCCTCGTTATAGTGCACAATACATACGCAGAGTACGCGCAGATGCTCGTGACCCACTTTGCAGCGTCCTAGAGGCCGCAGGAGTGCCTGTAGAGGACGATCTCATGTCACCCAGTACTAGGGTATTCTCCTTCCCTATCGCGTCTCCTGAGGGCGCTGTGACAGCCTCAGAGATGGGTGCTATGGAGCAGCTAGAGCTATGGGAGATCTATCAGGACTACTGGTGTGAACACAAGCCGTCCATGACTTGCTACTACCGTGACGAGGAGTTTCTGGAGGTGGGACAGTGGTTGTACAACAAGTTTGATAAGGTCAGTGGTATCTCTTTCCTGCCCTACTCAGACCACACGTACCAACAGGCTCCTTACGAACCTGTGGACAAGAAGACGTACAACCAGTTAGCTAAGGATTTCCCAAAGGACATCTCTTGGGACATAGAGGAGGCCAGCGACATGACCGAAGGATCACAACAACTGGCCTGTACAGGGAACAACTGTGAGCTATGACATAAAGAATATGGAGTAGCCCTCTGACTTACCTACGTCCTCTGGTTTCTTTTTGGGATCATGGGGCGTAGGTATTCCCTGCGCTT